GAGGGTGATGAGATATATTACGACAAGGGTCGTAGTTTCACCATGATAATCAATGACATTCAGTGTACAGTCATCACCGAGAACGATGTAGTGGTGGTATTATAGTTTATTTACTGTCCTTTCCTTACCTTTGAAGGACTTGTTCATTTCCATAATCATATTGCGGTATACTTTGTCGGTATACTTCACATTTTTCTCAAACATAGTGTTGCCACTACCCATTGGTATCTCCTCACCGCTAAGTTTTTTGTATATTGAGGTAATCATCCGACTTGTTTTGTACGGAAGTTCATATATTGCCCTACTTCCTTTAAATCCCCTACGAAATACAACTATCCACCCATCTCTTAGCAGGGTATCGAACCTATTCACGTTCCAACTAACAAGTGCATCGAACTCTTTGAACTTATCTTTTGTAAAGTACTGCTCGGAGTACAAGAATAGTAGTATATCAAGGTCTGCTTGTGTTAGTCCGTACTTATTTTTTATGTAATATCTTATTACACGCCAATATTTTAGATAGTCATCACCTATTTTTTTCATTTTATTAGATTTTATTTTATTACTTTTGTAAAGTTAATTCATAATAACTTAAAAAACAAAAGCCATGCCATTTGATGACGAAAAAAAAATCAAAAGATTAAAAGAAAGAGAAGCTAAACTTGTAAGCAAAGGCTACAAAGCTGTAGATGAAGGCAGAGAGAAGAAAGCCGATAGATTATTAGGGAGAGCAGCGAGAGTTGAGAACCGTATAATTAATTTAAAGGAAAGAGATACTCCATTACCTCCCTCTAATTTTTAAATAAACTAAAATGGGCGATAAATCAGTAAACAAAAAAGGAGTCTTAGTTGATAAATCAGTTAAGACAACTGTAGAGCAAGAGAAAACTCCTGCTGAAAAGCTTGCATTTAATAACGCTGCTGTTGAAGCACTTAAAAAAAACGCTGCTACAAGAGATGCAGAAAGAAAAAAGAATAAAGAGATTGCGTCTGAATCATATGCACGAAGACGAGCAAATAGAGATGCAGGTAGTACCGGTAGGACTAGATTAGTAGGATTATCAACTTTTAACCGACCTTTTCAAGGCGATGGACTTTCTAGCTAATGGCAAATAAAGAAAACATGAAATGCAATAGTCCTGTTCCTTCAGATAAGGCGGGCAAAAAGAAAATGGTCAAGGCATGTAGCAATGGCACAGAGAAACTGCTACACTTTGGAGCAAAGGGCTATGGTAATAACTATAGTGCTGCGGCAAGAAAGAGTTTTAAGGCACGACACAGTTGTGATACTGCAAATGACAAACTAACACCAAGATATTGGGCCTGCAAAAATCTATGGGCAGGACCGGGTGGTTCAACCACAAGCAATCCAAGTAACCGAAGAGGTAAATACTAAATGAAAGACGCGTGTTATAAAAAAGTAAAGGCACAGTATGATGTGTTCCCATCTGCAAGAGCTTCACAGGCTATTGCAAAATGCAGGAAAGGTTCGGGTGCTGTTAGAAAGACAGAGGCAGGAACATCTTTAAAGAGGTGGGAAAAAGAAAAGTGGACTGATACCAAGTCAGGCAAGGCTTGTGGTGCAGGAGGAAAAAATGAATACTGCAGACCAAAGGTGAAGGTTTCTTCACAGACCCCTAAAACAATTTCTGAGATAAGTCCATCTAGGCTAAGTGCCAAGAAGGCAGAGAAGTCAAGAGTTGGTATGGGAAGAAAAGTTTCAAAAGTATAATATAATTTTATATCTTTGTAAAAAAAAATTATGGCGATTATACCGCTTAATCAAAAATTTCATACTATAGACAATAGTGTTGTAACTAAAGAGCGAGGGTCGGCTTTAGTAAATTCTCAAAAAGAAATTTACCTTACCCAAGATATTATTGACACTGTAAGTGCTTTCGTTGGATTGGGAGGAACTCAATATGTATTTGTAGCAGCAAATGGTACAAATGTACAAAATGCAGCAGAGCTACAAGCAGCATATGTTACTGCTCAGGGTATGTCTCCAAGTATAACAAATAGAATTACTGTAATTGCTGCACCCGGAAATTATGATTTTAGCACTGCTAATTTTGAAATGGATACCCAATACATTGACTTAGTGTCATTAGATGGAAATAGGAGCATAGTATTTAACGGCTTAAATACAATAGAGATAACTGCAAATGATGTATTTGTAAGAGGTGTAGATGTTGGAACATTAACCTTTACTATAGCAAATTCATTAAATTTATTAAGAGTAGAAAACTGCATAGGTGGTGATTTTTCATTTGGTGGTAATGGTGGCACAGCAAGCGGCACGTTTACTAATTGTACAGGTAAAAATGGTTCATTTGGCGGTAGTGGTGGCACAGCAAGCGGTACTTTTACTAATTGCCAAGGTGGAGATTTGTCATTTGGCACTTACGGCACAGCAAGCGGTACGTTTAATAGTTGCATAGGTTTATATGAGTCATTTGGCGGTCAAAGCACAGCAAGTGGTGTGTTTAAATATTGTACGGGTGGAGATTTTTCATTTGGTGGCGGTAATTGGGCAAGTGGCACTTTCACTAATTGTCAAGGTGGAGATTATTCATTTGGTGGGCAACTAGATGCAGATGGCACATTCACTAATTGTACAGGTGGATATGGTTCATTTGGCGGCGATAGTGGCACAGCAAGTGGTGTGTTTAAATATTGTACAGGTGGAGAGTTTTCATTTGGTGGCGATAGTGGCACAGCAAGTGGCACTTTCACTAATTGCATAGGTACAGTAGGTTCATTTGGTAGCTTCGGCACAGCAAGTGGTACGTTTAATAGTTGCCAAGGTTTAGTTTATTCATTTGGCGGTAGTAATAGTGGCATAGCAACAGCAAGTGGTGTGTTCACAGATTGCACAGGTACAGATGAGTCATTTGGTAGCTTCGGCACAGCAAGTGGTACGTTTAATAGTTGCATAGGTGGAGATAGTTCATTTGGTGGTGGTAATGGTGGCACAGCAAGCGGTAAGTTTACTAGTTGCATAGGTGAAAATCTTTCATTTGGCAAAAGTGGCATACTTAATGGCTTTTTATATTATTGCAGACTAACATTAGGAACATTTCAAACTGTGTCAGGTGGTGGTAGAACTGTATTATGTATAGATGGAAATAACAATCAAAATAATCAATAACATGAAAAATTATCAATCAGTAAACGAAGGAACTTGGGTAGAAATACTTAAAGTAGAATTAACAGAAGAACAAAAAACTATTTTATTATCAAGTGATGATAAAAAAGATTTACTTTCTTTAATTAAATCTCAAAGAGAAGGTGAAATATCTAATGAAAAAAAGAATTCTTTATCAGCTTTTTATAATTCAGTAAAACCTGCTTTAAAAGAAGAAGATATTTATGAATTAATTTCTATAGATATATCTGACAAAGAAAATGGCATATTTACAGGAATTTTAAATTGTAGAATAAACAAAGAACATATACAAATTAGATTTTAAATTTATAGCCACTTATAGAGTGGCTTTTTTATTCTTTAAAATAATTTCATATCTTTGTAAAAAATAAAATCAAATGGGAAAGACTAAAGGAATGGGTGATGTTATTGAAAAAATAACAACAGCCACAGGGATTAAAAAAGTAGTGGATACTGTTTCAAAAGCAACAGGAAAAGATTGTGGATGTGCTAAAAGAAAAGAAGCACTAAACAATCCTAATCTCCTTGTAAATAAAATGTTTAACAATAAAAAATAAAAAAATGAAAAAAGTAGCTAAGGTAACAAAGAAGACAGCTTTTGATATTAAGGAAGCGAGTAATCAAAAATTAACGGCAAGTGCAAGAAACAACTATGCGAAAAACGCACAGGCGGCTATGAAAAATACTAAAAAAAAATAAATTATGCCAAATTTAAAGCTTCAGGTAAGTAGAGCATTAAAGGTTATACCTTCAGCGAATACAAATATCCCAATGCCTAATGTTATTGTAACTAGTACAGCAACAGCAACTACTGCAAATAAACTTGTAGATTCAACAAAGAATTTTACTTCACTTGGGACTAACCCATTAAGCATTCAAGTTGGTGATATCGTATATAACACTACAACTTCAACAGCAGCAACGGTTATAAATGTAGACAGTGCTACGCAGTTGTCTTTAAACTCAAATATAATGACATCAACAAATGCTTACACATTATATTCAGGTACAAATACCGCCGGCTCAGTTGAGCCATGTGTATTATACGTTGGTGTAGGAGGAACGCTTAATGTTACTACTGCAGGAGGTGATGTTGTAAATCTTGTTGGAATAGCATCAGGTACTTTTTTACCTATACAAGTAATAAGAGTAAATTCAGTTGTAACTGCTACAGATATTATAGCCCTTTGGTAAACCATGCAGATAGGCATAAACATAGCTGTAAAGGGAGCGAAAACATCAGGTACATCAGGTGCACCTGTAAATTCGTCACCACCTTTTATTAGTGGTACAACTACAATAGGTAGTCTTTTGACATCTACTTTAGGGGGTTGGCTTAACTCACCTACTAGTTATGCCTTCCAATGGAATCGAAATGGCTCACCAATACCAAGTGCCACAACATCTACTTATACGCTAGTTCAAGCAGACTCTGCAAGTGCAATTACTTGTGTGGTTACTGCTACAAATGCATTTGGCTCAACACCATCAACATCTAACACACTTACTACACCAACATATTCAGCTGCATTCACATCAACGTGGGCTGTAACAGCAGGGGAAACTATTACGTTGCCTTATGAGGTTACAGGTACATATTCAGGTACTATTGATTGGGGTGATTCAAGTACATCTACTAACAGCTATGCAAATAGAACACATACCTATGTAGGTGCAGGCACATATACCATTTCAATCACAGGAGTAACTACAGGTTTTAGGTTTGCAAATACAGGCAGTAGACTTAACATCAGAACAATTACAAATTGGGGTACTTTAAAATTAGGGAATAATAATGCTTATTTTCAGGGTTGTTCAAACTTAACTTTAACTACAGTTGTAGGGACATTAGATTTGACAGGTACAACAGATTTTTTTCAGATTTTTGGTAATTGTGGTTCACTTACAACAATAAACGGTATTAATTCTTGGAGCACAGGAGCAGTTACTAATATGACTCAAATGTTTTATAATTGCTATAACTTTAACCAAGCATTATCATTTAATACAGCAGCAGTTACGACTATGACAGGTATGTTTCAATTTTGCAGTAGTTTTAATTCTTCATTAACATTTAATACAGCACTAGTGGGTAGTATGAGCTTTATGTTTTTTCAAGCTATTAATTTTAATACTGCACCAACATTTTCAAGCACAGCAGCAGTTGCTAACATGCAAAGTATGTTTAGAGACTGTTTTAGCTTTAATAAAGCATTGTCACTTAACACAGCATCAGTTTCGAATATGCTGTCTATGTTTGATGGTTGTATTAACTTCAATCAAGCATTATCATTTAACACAGCAGGAGTTTTGAATATGACTCAAATGTTTTTAAATTGCAGTAGCTTTAATAGTGCACTAACATTTGATACAGCAGCAGTTACAACTATGGCAAGTATGTTTAAAGGTTGTACTAATTTCAACCAACCATTAAATTTTAATACAATTGCAGTAACTAATATGAACGGTATGTTTGAAGTTGCACCTGCATTCAATCAAAACATAGGTTCTTGGAACGTGGCTAATGTTACAAATTTTACAGGCTTTATGGCTGATAAAACACCTGCAACATTCTCAGCTACTAACTTAGATGCTATCTATAATGGATGGAGTGCAAGTGGAGTTAAGCCTAATATTAATATAAGTTTTGGTACTGCTAAATTTACAGCAGCAGCAACAGCAGCAAGGGCAGCATTAATCGCAGCACCAAACAATTGGACAATAACAGACGGAGGGTCGGATGTAGTTACTAGCATTGTTGATTCTTTTAAGACAAGGGTATTAGCTGATGGAGGTGTGTTCGAGGCTGAACCTTGTATACTAGCTCAATTAACACTTTTAAATAATATATAATGAGTTTATTAACAGATGCAAGTTTAATTGTAACACCCAACGCTTATAAGGCAAGCAAGTTATATTCTGTTATTCCAAACACAGTTTTGGGCGATATGAATATTGCAAGAGCAACAACAGCTACAAGGGTAAATAGTGCAGGACTTATAGAAAGTGTTGCTATTAATGTTCCACGTTTAGATTATACATTAGGTAGTTGTCCAAGTATATTGGTAGAGCCGCAGAGGACTAATTTACTTTTGTATTCAGAGCAGCTTGATAATGTTAATTGGCAATTATTCGATACTACTATAACTCCTAATGTAACTACTTCTCCTGATGGAAATACAACCGCTGATAAAGTAATTCCTTCTGCTGTTAGTAGCTTTAAGATTATAGGTCAAATTTTTGTAACGATTGCCTTACAACCGTATACAACTACTATATATTTTAAGTCAGCAGAAAACACACAAGCCTATATTCGTTTTGGTGGTGTTACAAACAGTCCTTATATTATTTATGACTTACCTACTCAAGCAATTGTATCTTCTTTAGGTTTAACATCAAGTAGCATTACTTCAATGGGCAATGGTTGGTACAAAGTTAGTGCAACGGCAATTGTCTCTACTGTTAACACAGCTATAACCCCTATGATGTTACCATCTACGGGCTACACTCTAGGTATTCAGAATCTACCTGTTTTTACAGGAAATGGAACAAACGGTGGCTTTATTTGGGGCGCTCAACTTGAACTCGGTTCATCCTCAACATCCTATATTCCAACAACAGCAGCTACAGTTACTCGTAATGCTGATGTAATTAGTAAGACAGGAATAAGTAGTTTGATAGGGCAGACTCAAGGGACTATCTATGCTGAAATCAATAATACTTTAATGACATCTTATTCAACAGGTTATGTTATGAGAATATTTGCAGATCCTAGTAATGAAGTATGGATAAGAAAAGAAGCAGGTTCAAATAAATATACTGCAAAATGGAGAGCTAATAGTGTAGATGTTTATACTCAATCAAATATATCTGTTTTAAATGGAAATAATAAGATTGCTATTGCATACAAAACAGGTGATTCAGCTGTATACTTAAATGGTACACAAATAGCAACAAGTGCAAGTACAGGAGCTTTTTCTGTAGCACCGAGTCAAATTGGTATAGGCTCTTCAAGTACTGCTGATTTCTTTAATGACAGAATTGAATTAGCTACTCTATTCCCTACAAGATTAACGAATGCACAATTAGCAACCTTAACAACTCTATAATGAACATCTACAAACTCAAATACATAACTAAAGCAGATGCTGAAAAAGACCTACAAAAAAAAGGAATCCTTGACTATTGTGAGGGTGTCCACGCAGTAGTTGAGATAGGTAAAATTATCACTACTGATGGCATTTATGATGAAGAAGGCAATGAACTTAATGCTCCTCTATATGCTGATGGCTACCATTACGATATAATGTGTGAGCAATACATTGACTTTGGAGTTAACTCAATAGAAGTAAACAACCCAAAACACGTTTTTTTAGGACATAATTAAGAATATAAAAACAAATATTTAACAATAACAGATGGAGGGCTTTAATATGAGATACTATATAGTTTACAACAATGACAAAGTAATATTCTACTATGACGAATTAATAGAAGACCAATTCTTGGCAACAGGACTTGACAACACATTTATAACTGAAGATAAGCAGGAGTTTATTGATAAGTTAAAGAATGATTTTAACGTTGATTACACGGAAGAAGAAATTCCTCCTATGCCTATAAATACGGAAGAAAATGAAGTCTAATATTTTAGCATCACTTTATTTTATATCAGGTTATATAACCTCGTTATGTATGATGTATCAAGGTAAAGAATACTACATTGTTTTTGGTGGTATAACATTATTTTTTTATTTAACATTTACCTTAACTGAAGCTCTTGAAGAACTAGACTTATGAAAACACAACTATCCCTACTATTAATATCTATACAACAAGAACTATTGACACTTATATCTATTTGCCTTGCATTCTTTATACCAATAAGTGGTATATTAATAATGATAGGAGTACTAATATGTATTGATACTTTTACAGGAATTTGGAAAGCAAATAAATTAGAAGAGAAAATAACTAGCAGAAAATTATCGTCTATTATTAGCAAGCTAGCACTTTATGAAATTACGGTTATTATGTTCTTTTTAATAGACCAATTCATACTCAATGACATTATACTTACATTCTTTAGTGTACCATTCATGCTCACTAAAGTAGTAGCGTTGGTATTGGCAAGTATTGAGGTAATGTCTATTA